CAATGCAAGGACAGTTGAATTGTAATGAGGGATTCCTTGACACATGTTTGAGTGATTGGTGAACCATGGCTGCCCGGTCTGGAGAAAGTCTGTTTTCTTCTTCTGTATTGACGGGTTGTCGTGATTCATTTCTGGGTGTCTCATCCACTGTTCAACCAGAGATTTCGGATACTCCATCTTCTTGTTTCCGTGAGACAAGAAAATGAATCTTCCGAGGTCCCTTATCCCTGGAAATTCTTTGAAGTGATGCTCGTATAGGGGAATAAAGATTGTGGGAATAAATTTCTGAGCCCATGTGGTCATGTCGTACGATTCTTTCACAATCTGAATCGGTGTGCCGACTGGGAATGAGGCACAGACGTGCTCGTAATCTGCCCTCATCATTAATCGTTTGTCTCGGCCTTTTGTCAAAATCTCTCTACGATCAGATTTGCTCAGAAGTCTTGATATCTCCTCGACGATGTTGAAAAGTATCCTTGCTTTAATGAAAAGAATTATAATCTCTCGAACACCGCCCACCTGGTTCTTCTTGAAGATCTGGATGATAATCTCAAAATTTGAGTTGTTTATACCAGAGAATTGCATTGCCACCTCAGATGCTGTTTGGAGATTCTCTGATTGAACAATCTCAGCCACCAATTCAATGGCTTTTGTCCTCTGACCAAGTTTTGAAATTTCATTTAAATCATGGGGATCGATTGAGTCTGCAATAGATTTTACAGAAGCCTTGAAAGTAGCAAAATCAGATAGATTCTTGTTCAGTATGGCTGAGAGCTTGACGCTATTCAGCCATGATCCATTCTCGCCGAAATTTTCAGGATGCTTATCCTGAAGTGAGACTCCAATTTGAACTGCTCTGTAACTGAAATAGTGGCTTTCGGGCTTCTTAGAATGGATGTGTTCGATGTCTGATTTTGTTGTTGTTGTCCCGAGGAAGTAGTTCGCCTTTTCTTCAGGCCTCTCCCTAGAGTCAATCTCAAGGTCATACTTCTCCTCCTCTTTGAGAATCTTCGTTAGAATGTTCATTGCATCTTGAGTCTTGTTTTGTCTGTCCTTGTTGTAAAGCATGCACCAGTATATCTCATTCAGATTATATGATATTGGGACAGGAGGCCCTAGTGTGAACAATCTGGGCATGAGATTTGTTACACCTGTTGTTGATTCATCATAATTCCCTGTTTCATCATCTCTCACCAGTTTTGGTATCGTTACAAGGTCCGATAATGGTGTCATGCAAAGTTTCACACAAGAGTTGACAGCACGCTGCATCATGGTCGACTGGATTATCGAGTTGATCCTTTGTGGGAATTTTGATATTATCTTTGAGAATTGTTTGTCGCCGAGTGCCTTCATCCACATGTATCGGATAGTCTGGTTTGTCGTAGAGGTGCCTGATTTGTTCTCGAGGTATGTCATTGTGAGCAGTGCATGGTTCCTGCACTGAATTTCCTGGGTGATTGCTGCCTTCATCTTGGTCCCTGGCCTTACCAGTCTCTCTGAGTTGGCTAGAGTACACATTATTGTGCGGTCCCTTGATCGCTGCCAGTGCTTGAGTCTATCAGTGTCAACAGACAGCCAGTCAGACTCCCAATGGTCTCCTTCCAAATGCCAAGGGGCTGAGAACCCAGATTGTAAACCAGGAACCATTGAGATCAGCTTTACAAAAACAACATTGCTCTCTGTTCTCAGTTGAGCTCCAGGAGCTATTAGGAAGTATATTCCTGAGAATCCTGAGTAACCCAATGCATACTGCCGATTTTTCCGACGCCTCATGCTATTTATGACGATTTCATTTGATAAGCACTGATAAAACAGTGCTATCGCTGTGGATTTGTCTTCTCGGAAATCACCTTCGATCGACTCAAGAAGCGATGAAGAATGAATCCCAGTTTCGCTGGAATCTTGCATGACAATCTCTGGGAGATCGATCTGTCTGATGTCAGAATGATACTCATTAATAAAATTGTCGAGCATTGTCATGTGTTGTTCATGGATCCCAATGTGAGTGGGAGCATCTTTCTTCGTGCTGAGACCCTTTTGCTTAAGATACCTTTTCCGGCCAGGGCCCTGGCTTTGCTCTTTCTCCAGGACAGACTGTGGGATTGTCAAAAATAGGAGCCTATCATCGAGTCTCGAGTCGTGAGCGAGAGATGATAGAATGTAGTCTAGGTAACCACCGGTTGCGGTTGTCTGCCTGAGGTCCTGAACTGCATCTATGTAAGACATCTTCTTGAACAGGAATTTCGTAGGGGAACCAAGCTGAAGAATTCTTGGCATTTTGGAAGTGTTGGGCTTGACAAGCTTCATCTTCTCAAAATCTTTGATGAGAATTTTCGGTTCCATCATCTCGTTGTTTGGAGAAGGCCTCTCATGCATTGGTCTTTCTATGATTGACTTGGCAATTTGATCAATGTAGTCCTGATCAGAGTCTCTTGATGATCCCTCGAGCTTGTTCTTGAGCACCGAAGCATCAAGGTCAAACCCAACTGCTTGCTTGACAAGCCTTGTCACTGTGGCGTCGTCTAGCTTGAATTGAAACCTGTCAACGCTGTATATCCCTGACTCCTGTTTTCTGAGCGCGCCAAACTTTGGATTTGAATGAATGATCCTAAGGGCAGAAATCATGTCATCAATGAGCTCTTTATACACATCACTGAGCTTTTCGAGAGAATCACTCCATTCCGGGTCTGACAGATCAAGAGAAAGGACATTGAAGCTCACAGTGTAACCAGCATCACGAAGGGACCAAACAAAATCCTTGTACTTTTCATGCTTTTCCTTTGTCGAGTTTTCTGGTGAATAAGTGCAAGTGACCTCAGCAATTTCGACGTTCTTCTCGTCAACGTTGAAGAGGTCAGGTTTCTGTCTCTTCAATGTTTTGTCTTGTGAAATGATGCCAAAAGATTCCAGGGAAAGCTCTTCGTAGGAGTAATGACCTGAGTCAACTAGCCCCCTCACGACAATGTCATGGAGGCAGCGCCTGAATTGTGCATACTGACCGGCGTTCTCAGGCATATAACCTGATGTTCCATCCCTGCCCGAGATCAATTCCGCAATTCTATCGCCTGCACCTACTCTACTTGTCACTATTGTTGCTATAGATGGTCTATCCATGATCAGTCTTTCTGTTTTCTTTGTTG